TTAGTGCTTTGCGGCAATCTTTTCAGCCAGTTCCAGCAGGGTATCGAATGTCTGCTGTTCGTCGGGCTTTTCAATCAGCTTCGCCAGAAGCACACGGAAAATATCGGTGCTGTCATGCCCGGTCGCTGCGGCAATCTGGTCGATGAGGTCATGCAGTTTTTTGACAGCAACATCGGATGGCTTGGATTTTGCAAGAAGATCGGTCAGATAGCTGATAAACGGGTAGGTAGAATCATCATTGATAATTTCAACATTTTCATTCTTGATCTGTTGATATTCTTCAAAGGTAAATGTACCTTTTTTGTCTCGTGAGTTGTGGCAAAAGGTGCAATTCTTTAGAAAAGTAGAAAGGAGAAGGCGGTTTAGGGATGTCAAAGGAATGGTATCCATGATTTGACCTCGCAGTATAATTATTTGTAAAAACATGTCAATAGCAATGCAAGGGAACAGTCTTAGTGTGGCTTTGTGATATGATATTCAAATATATAACTTTTGAATTCGATGTTCATATGATATTTTTTGTAAGAAGATTCCTTCTTTATTTTGAAATTGAATTTTTCAAGGAGCTTACAGGAAGCGATATTATCTTTTGCAACTTCGGCTGTAATCGTAGTGAAATTTTGAGTCCGAGCCCATTCAATAATCATTTTTAGACATTCGGTTGCATAACCTTGTCGCCAATAAGACTGATGGATACAATATCCTATGTCTATACTTTGTTCTGTTTCAGCAGGAAAAGCACAAAAGGTTCCGATTCGCAAATTATCACAGATACGGTTGACTATGAAATAATAACCATCGGGGTTGTTGTACATATCATCAACAGCTTGACGAAAATTGTCATCTACAAATTCTTCTGTGGGATCGCTTAAGTATTTGCCATTTACTTTGTCAAACCACATATTTGTACAAAAAAGTTTGTCAGCTAATTCATAATTTCTGATATAAATATTTGTTCCAACCAAATTGCTTTTGATTCTCATATAAATTGCCTCCCAATCAATACGCTGTGCTTTTATTGTACCATGAATTAGTATGCTCTGCAACGCTCCGAAGCGCCCAAATACTGAACATTTCAGCCCATTGAAAGTGGGTCAAATCGGGGGTATTAGTAACAAACTATTAACACGGTATCACACCGCTTTTGCGTAGTCAAGACTGATCCAGCCAGCGCCGCTTTTCAGCTTGCCCCACTTGGTAGCACCGGCCCCGGTGCTTTCTGCCACGATGGTATAAACACCGGGCTTGATGAAGCCATTCTTCCCGTAGTTGGTGCCGGGGCCTTTCCTGATATACAAATCAGAAATTGTCACCCGCACCAGATAGGGCTTCACTGTGGCCCCTGTGCCGCCCGTGGCGGCGTTTCCAGTGTTGGGGGTAGTAGTTACACCCCCGCCCTTCATGGCGGCTTGTACGGCCTTCCTGAAGCCGTTCATGGTGTAGCCGGTTCCAAGCTGGTTCCACAGGTGTTCAGGATCACCATGATTGGAAGCAACTCCACGGGCGCAACCTTCCTTGTGGGAAATGATCACCCCGTCCTTCATGGGGTCAAGGCTGTACTGCTTGCACAGGGAAGCGAACAGTTCAACCGCCGCTTCATAGGTTCTCTTTGCCACGGCTTTTGCGGTAGCAGTATCAGAACAAGTGAAGGTTGCCCCACCCGTGTACTTGATACAGGCCGGTTCACACATTTCAACCCCAATGTGGGTGTTGTTGGCGGCTCCGCCAGCGTGCCAGCCCCGGTGGTTCCAAGGAAGGGTCTGATATACAGTGCCGGTGTTCCCGTCAATGAACCCATGCACACAGGCTTCAAGGCCAGAACGGTTCCAGTTCTTCACGAACACAGAAGCGTTGGGTTGGGAACATCCCACGGAATGGAGCATCAGCCCTTTCACCGTGATCTTCCTGCCGCTCTTATAGCAATCATTTTTCGTCAGGATACTTTGCACCAATTTCATTTTTAGGTGTCACCTCCAAAATAGCTTTGAATTTAGTGAATGCTTCCACAATGTACTTACAGGACACAATCAGAACCGCCCCAATAATGACCAGATCAGCAAACATATCAGCATATTCTTCCGGGATTGCCCAACCAACCTGATTGGCGTACAGGGGAAGGGTGGTAATGCTCACACAAAGCAAAGTCAGCCCCACCACGAAGGCCGCAACCTTCAGGGCGGAATTGATTGCTTTTTCCCGGTCAAAAGGCTGAAGCAAAATTTTGATATTGTAGTACAGGGAAAAGGCCACATTGGACAGGTACGCCGCCAAGAAGATCAGCATTGCCCACCCAATATTGATCAGGTTGTTCATAATAGCTTCCAGCATGGTTCACATCTCCTTTGTATCGTTGTAGATTTCCGGGCCGTACATCTTCCGCAATTTGATCCGGTTTTCTGCCTTGGCTTTGGAATAGTAAAATCCCGGTTCCAACCCCTAATTCAGTAAAGACAGCGGGGATCAGATAGGCCAATGGGGAAAGATCGTTGGTTCTCCAAACCATGATAAAAGTGAAGGCCGTTACCAACACAGTAACGGCCCCCGCACAAATCAAGATCAGTTTGGAAAACTCTTTTTTCGGCTTTTTCTTTACCCGGCTCATGCTTCCGGGGCATCAGTAGGAAGTTCCAAGAACTTCATGTGAAGATCATCCATTACCCCATTCACCCCCAATGAATGATATTGCTTCCAGCAGTTTTCAAAATTATCCCGTGCATAAATCGGGGCATAGCCCTTTTCGGAATATTTATTGAAATCACTGATCATTTGCGCCCTCAAAAGTGCCTGAATTCCCGCTTTCAGGGCTTTGGAATCTTCAGAATTGTGTTTGATTTGGCTATACAGGTATTTGAAAGCCGCCGCAATCAAAGCCGGAATGCCAAGCAAGCACAACCATTGGTAAACCGTCATTCCCCGTTCACCCCTTTCTGATCAGATTGAAAATGTGCTTCAAATCCTCCACCGGGGCATTATAGAACTTAAAGTTCCAAATCCAATGATCATCGTGATCCGGGCGCTTGTACTGTTGGCAACGGGCATCCGCCCAAACCTTATCCCACCGGCTCTGATACCCGTTATCCCGCCGTTCCAGCAAAAGAAGAATGGAAGAAACCAATTCGCCCCGTTCCTTTCCCCGGCCATCATCGTTTTGGGTGAAGTAATCATAGGCGTTTTGGCTGGTGATCCCACAAACCTGTTGACCTTTCCACATAATAAAACCGTCCTGAACAGTCAGGGTGGTTCCATAGGGAATATTTCACATGGCCGCAAATACCTTCAAACCTTGCCCTTTTTTCGTGCAAGGTAGTTTTCATACTGCATCGGTACTTCCTCCCAACCATATACACCCGGCTCCCACACATTATTTGCAACCGTGGAAGTCCAGTGCTTTTCCTTGTGGCTCACTTTGGCCCCCAAAGAATAGGCATCATGCGCCCCGATGGGCTGAATCCATTCAGGCCATTCCTCCGAAGGATCGGCGGTCAGGCTCCAAAGGCTGTGGGCCGTGTCCGGTGTCCAATCCTCTTGGGAAGTATGAGCCTGAACACACTTGTAAAGGGTGCCTTTATAGCGGCGGATTTGGCCCAAGGTATAGTTTACAGGATAGGCCCATTCCGCAAACAGATCAGCGTGTTCCGCCGCCGTTACCGGGTCAATGTTCCCGGCTTCCGCCATCGTCACAAAGACGATCCCGCCAGCTTCATTGGATTTTGTGATTTCCGTTCCTGCATCGGTTTCTTCCAAGCTGACGGTTTCCACCCCGTCCAGCGTTTCCCGGCCCAACAAATGGTACACAGTCCCGGCAAAAACAATGCCCGAAGCATCATGCTCCGGGCAAAGGACATAGCAACCATTTTCGGCCTGTTTAATGTAGTTCAGATTTTCGGTCAAGCCAATGTTGGCTCCGTCTTTGATGATCCTATACATTTTGCACCTCCGAAAAAGATAGCATGATATAGCCGCCTTAATCGCAACAATCTTCCGTGGTCATTGAAGTTGCGATAATAGGCGCTTTGGCATTCCATAAACTGTTCAATGTCAGAAAATAACCGCTTCCCTTCCATAAACTCCCGGTGAAACAGCTTTAGCTTTCGCCTTGCTCGTTTTACCCCATCCCGGCTTCCATTGACCTTGACTTTGCCGCTTTCCGTCAGCGTGAACCTTGCCTTGCACCACCGGAAAGGTTTTGTCAGCGGGATCACTTTACATTTCTGCTTGTTCACCCGAATCCCAGCGGCTTCAAACCGCCTTACGATCTCATGCCCCATGAACTTTGCTTCTTCAATGGTTGGGAAGGTCATAAGGTAATCATCCATGTAATGGGCTTCATAGTCCACACGGGCCTGACATTTGATCCAATGATCAATCCTGCTGGGCATGGCAACCATTTCTTGCTGTGACGGCTCCACTCCCAAAGGCATTCCCCGCCCCGGTGTGGGACAGGGCGAATGCTGAATGACGGTATCAGCAATTCTTTGAAGGTCGGGGTTCAAAATCAATTCCCGGTGCCGCTGGTACAGAAGCGCATGGGGTGCATTGGGGAAGAACCCTTTCAGGTCGATCAGCAAAACCGCCCCTTCACGGCCATAGCGCCGGTAGTGGCGGTGAAGCTGTTCCTTTAACCGCCTGTAATGCCAGTGAAGGCCCTTATTCTTTTGGCTTGCTCCATTCTCATAGATCATGCAAGGGCCATACAGAGGAACCAGAACTTCATTGCAAAGGGTCTTGTGGATTTGCCGGTCAGTGATATGGGGCGCATCAATGGGACGAACCTTCCCACGCTCGCACAAAGTAAAGTGGGAACATTTCATGGGTTTCCAAGTCTGATCCAAAACCTTCCGCCGCCTGTTGGCGGTTCCTGAAAATAGGTGATTTTCAAAGTTTTGAACACTTTGCTTCCATCGTACCCCATTACAGCATTTCTTCCCATAGAAAAACATCTTCCGGTAAGAAAATACTTTGTCCACCGGCCCAAGGGCATTACACCGGGCCTGTTTTCTCGCTTGCCGCTTTGCTTTGCGGCGCTGGTATCTTGCTTCATGCCGTTCTTGGCTTGTCATAAAAATAAGTATTCGCCTTTCGTACAGATAAATTGTAGGGTGCCGTCTAATCTGCTTTGCCCTTGCACATGAAATGGGATATGGCACGATCCCCCACCATGCAAGAAGCGTCCGTGTAAGGGCATCAAAGGGCAGTTTTAGGGATTGGCTACCCAAGGAAGTATCTCTCCTTTTGCGAAGGTCGTCTTTCACCTGAAATCCAAAAGCCGGGTTTCTGTTACTCCATTTGACCTCGCAATCGCAAAATCCGGGCCGCACGCCAGCCGAGTAGTAAGCGTTGTTATTGTTGTTGTTGCCGTTGTTGTTGACATTGCAGAAATTGTTATTGTTGTTGTAATTAGGGGAACGCAACCACCACCACACCGCCGAGGTCACATTAACAGAGATACACCTAATTTTTTTGAAGTTAAGTTTTCAATCTTGAACCTACATTCTTAATGGCCCCTTTCAAAAGTTCATTTTCTTTGTCGATCAGTTCACCAAGATTTTGCGCCATCTTATCCAATTTTTCCATTGCGTCTTGTGATTTGACTGCATTTCCCTTGGAAGTAGTAAAGGCCCCTTCCGGGTTCTGGTTCAAAATCAGATAAACATGGGTTAGGCGAACATCAAGCGCCATCAGGGAAGCCCTTGCTTCAAGCAAATGCGCCTTCCGCAAACTCACCCGCTGTTGGTCTGAAGGAAAAATGCTGTTGGCCTTTTCCGCATGGTCTATGATCTCACCGGCCAGCTTTGCGATTGGCTCCGCAATCAGCCGGGAATACCGGGCGGAAAGGCGGGTGAGAAAGTTGATGGTTTCAACATAGATTTGGTTAGCTGTATTGATGAATTCAGCCTTACTTGTGGTTCGCTTTTGCTTCAGTACGGACACGGTTACACCCCTCTTGGTGTGTTGTCAATTTCAATCGGGCCTTGCTCTCTTTCTACATCTTCCAAGTGCTTTAGAAGCACATATTCAATGTAGTTGGTTATTGACCGATGATCACGGGTTGCAAGCGCCCCGATTTTGTCAAATACTTCATCTGATAATCGCAAGGTAAAAACCCGCTTATTGGTTGCCATCCTATAACCTCCAAAAATTTTGCATAAGATTATTGTATGGCGTTTTTCGGTTTGTGTATGCGCTCTAAAGACAGGTAAGTGATAGCACTTTGAACGGAAAAAGCAATTTTTTCAAAAATCGCGTCGGCGCTTACGCGCCGAATATTTTTTTTATTTTCCTTTCACCCGGCGAAGCCGCCCCCTTGCGGGGGCGGGATGGGGCCGGGATAATCCTGCGGGGGATTAGACAGCAAAGCCGGGCCGCACGCCAGCCGAGTAGTAAGCGTTGTGATAGTTGCCGTCGCCGTTGAGGTTGACATTGCAGAAATAGTAATCGCCGTTGCAATAAGGGGAACGCAACCACCACCACACCGCCGAGGTGGTGCTGGTGTGATTATTGGCTACTTTGCTGTTACCAGCTTTGTAATAATCATATTGCACCTGATAATTTTGTTCATAGCTATTTGCATAGCTTCTGGAACCGAACACTTCATATTCAGCCAGTAAAAAACAAGTAATCGGTGGTGCTGGTCACATTGCTTTGGGTATTGCCGGTATTGTTGCCCACATTATCCGTGTACTTGGTTACAGGCTTCATCACATTCCGCAAGGCGGAAGGCAAAAGCCGCCAACAGCGAATTGGAAGGGGGGCTTGTGGGTGTGCCGGTGTTGCCCAACAGCGTTTTCCGCATATAGCTTTCTTTCCAACCACCACTATTGCTATTATTAGGATTCATATTGAAATAGCCATTGTTGTTTTGATTACTGTTATATTGGCTATCGCAAAGGGCAACCGCTGTGGTGCCGATTTTGCCAATCTGGAAGTGAATTTTGTTATTCCCTTCCTTGCCGCTGTTGTGGTTGAAGCCCAAAATGAAGGTGTTGATGGTCAGATTGGAGAAAGTGAAGTTCCCAACCTTGCCGTTGATCTGAATGGACTTCATATCACCAACCGCCCAATAGCTGGAACCCTTACCGGAATCACTGACTTGTTTAATGGTGGCCCAATCGTTATCATTCAGGGTATTCGTGGGAAGCGTGACATTAACGGAACAGGTTTTATCAGCCGGGGCAGTATAGTTGGTATCTGCGGCCACGCTGACGGTAATTGTGGCGTTTCCTTTTGCCTTGCCGGTAACAGTTACCACATTCCCGGAAACGCTCACAGAAGCCACGCTGGGGGCGCTGGACACGGCGCTGATTACGCCGGTGCCGGGGCGGGTCACGGTGATTGTGTCAGACATTTTAGAAACATTCAGGGAAATGGAAGATTTGTTCAAAGAAAGGCTTCCTGTGGCCTTTCCAATCGTCCAAGCAACGGCTTTTTCCGCACTTCCCCCATCCGTCCATTGGTAATTAGAACCGGGGGTGAAAGTGGCATTATAGCTTCCAGCGTTGGTGCCGCTGGTAGTGCCGCCGATGGTCATTTTAGAACTGTCATAACCGGCCCCAAGTCGGGCTTTGAGTGGAACCGGTATAAGTAAGGCTTCCGCTTTGAGAAGGGACAGAAACCGTGGCCCTGTTGATTGTCCAAGTTACCTGTTTGGGGGTCTGCGTTCCATCTGTCCACTTATACTTTCCTTTGGGGGTGAAGGTGGCGGTATAAGTTCCCGCATTGGTGGCGGTTGTGGTTCCGCCAAGGGTCAAAGTTTCCGGGTTGTAGCTGTTCCAAGACGGGCTTTGTTCCCCGCCATTATAGGTTAGGGTGCCGTTCTGCGACGGAACAACATCAATGGTATAAATCAACCCTGACACAGCTTCCAAGGCCGAATCCGCCGTTTCCTGTGCGGTCTGTGCGGCGGAAAGGGCTTTTTTCACAGTTTCCCGAATATCAGCATGGGCGGAAGGGCTTTCATTGTGGGTGTTAATGGCTTCTTCAATCGCTTCTGTGGGGTCAGAACTGGAATCGGGAAGCTGTTCAGGCTTCACCTTACCATCTTCCCCAAGATCCGCTTTTCCGGCCAAGGAATCATCATGGGCTTTTAGGGCCGTATCAATTTTATCCATATTGCGGTTCTGATCGTCCACATTGTAGAAATCTTCTTGGGCTGGTTTCACCAGATCATAATTAGGTGTGAACTGTGCCATCTGTCATTTCCTTTCTGATAGATTTGTTTTCCAGCCCTCCAAGCTGGGCATGGTGAAGGGCCGAAGTGTTTGTGTGGGGTACATTCATGGGTTTGAAGTTCTTCTGTTCTTACTTCAGAATGGGTGTACCAAGCAAGTTGGGCATGGGTAAACCCGCCCAATACTTGGTGAATATTGAACAACTGTTGAACTACCAAAACCAAGTTGACTGGGGCAACTCTTTTCAGCAAGGTTTGAACATCTTGGAAATTTTTCTTTGCGGCCACACCCACCTTTACCAAAAGGGTGTAATCTGCCACATCAGCCGAATAGTTACCGGCTCCGCAAAGGCTTTCCAAGATCACCCGCAACTGTGGCAAGGTATAGGGCAGTTCTTCATTCAGGCGGGTAAGCACCCGGAAGCGGCGATCATCCAAGGTATCTGTTCCTTTTGGGGTGATACCCAAGATTTTTTCCCATCTGGACAACCCAAGATTTCCAGCGGTTTTGATAAACTGATTATTCAGAAGATCATCCACTGCCGCCCATGCGTTTTCAAACTCCGGTTGCTCGGCTCCGGTAATCCCTTGAAATTCCGCATAATCCCGGACAACATAAGGAAGGTAATTGATTAGCTTGCGATCCATTCAATCACCTTCCTTTATGCGCTCTGCTTACCGGTTGCCGGGGTAATAGTACCAAGAACCGGGATATGATCAAGGGCCAGTTCATAGTTGGCCGCTGTTCCGTTGATTTTCGTATCAGCAATATCCAGAATCCCGCTAACCGCCAACAGGCGGCTTTCAATCTGACTGACACGAACCACAAGGGGTTGTTCCTGATCCGCCCATGTTTGGGCCAGTTCCGTGAAATATGCCTTGATGGTAGTTTCCACATAGGTTTTTACATCTTCCCAACTCCATTCCTGCTGATAGGTCAGCGTGAAGGACAGGTTCACGGTTTCATTCTCCACCCCGTACACCTTCACCACATGGCCGATGGGCGCAATACCCACGCCTTCCCCGGCGTTCTGCAAGGGGTCAATGGTGGTCTGCACCAGTTCCACCAAAGGTTCTGAAGGCTCCGCAAAGGTGCTGTCAATCACCACCAGCTTGACCGTTCCGCCCACTGTCAGCTTGTTATTGTTTGCGGCGGCATACACGGCATCAAGCCAAGATTTCACGGCTTCAGGCACACCGGAAAGGCCGCTGATCCATTCGCTTGTTCCTTCAGGGGGAACCAGTTCAGCGGGGCGAATATCGCTGTTCCAAGCCCGGTAAACCTTCACCCCGCCCACACCGGGAATGGCGTTCACCTTTTCGATATAGTCAATCTGGTTGCCGCCGAATGCTTGTGCGTTCAGACTGTCAAAATACCGTTGACGGAAAACTTCAGTATCTTCTTCATCCTCACCGGGAATCAGCAAAGCGGTAATGGTACAGGTTTCAAGCCCTTCCACATACTCAATGGGAATAACCGTGGCCCCATAGTCATTTCCAACTTCTCCCGCCGTTTCACAGGTGATTTCATACTTTCCATTCCCTTTTCAGCGGACACATAATAGTTCAGATCACCAATAGAAAAACGGGTGTCCGGGGGAAGTGTCAGGCTGACCGGGGTAATAGACAGTTCCAGCACAGCGGGGGTAGCCGCATAAGGGGAAAGGCCCCGTTCCGCCGCTCTCAAAATCAGGTAATCCCGGCTTGCTGTGTCCGCAAAGGTTTCATTCAGGACGGTATCAAGCTGGATATACAGGTTTTGAAGTTCCACGGCGGCGGGGGCGTTGCCAAGCCACACCAGAGAACCTTCACGGGTATCAAGATTGTTGTTGATGGACAGGGCCTTTTCCAGCATCCGGTTCAGCAACAGCGCATAGGTGATATTTTCATACATCAGGTTTCCACCTCCATTTCCGTAAAAATGGGGCCAAAAATGCTGATCACCGTGAAAGTGGTCAGCACCTTTTTCTTGTTCACTTCAAACTGAAAATTTTCAACGGCGGTGATCCTATCATCCTGAAGCAATGCTTCCTTCACCCGCCGTTCAATTTCTGGAATGCAAAAATCAACCGGCTTACCAATCAGGCTTTTCTTCTCAAAACCATAGTTCCAAGAATAAATCAGCCATTCATACCGTTCCACATTCAAGATCAGGAAAACCGCCTGTTCCACAGCCCTTACTTCATCAATGGTGCCGGTTATGGTTTTGGTATCATGACGCATTTTGAATGTGCGGCTTGGAAGGGTGGTAAAGGTAAAATCCTGCTTCAGATCGTCTTGAACCTGTGGAATCATGCCCATTCCCCCTTCAGGGCCGGGTTCGGCGCAATCCGATCCAGCACCAAGAATTTCTTGCCCTTTTGAATTCGGGCCATAACCACCCGATCCCCAACCACAAGGGCGTTGTGGACTTTGAACTTCTTCCGCCCTTTGATGGGGTGGTTGTGGTCAACATCTTCAGCGGTGCCGCCCCCGGTATAAGTGTCTGTAACCGGGTGGCCGTGGCTGATTGTAACAGTCTGGTGGCTTACCGTCATATCCACTTCATAATCCGTGACATTCCGGGCCAGCACCAGCATTTTTTCTGTGTAAATGGCCTTTTGGTCAACCTGAATTTTCAGCGGGGAAGCGGAAATCACGGTTCCAAACAGAATGTGAACCGGCTTGCTTGCGTCCACGGCTTCCACAGCGGCCTTCTTCACCAGTTCCACCGCATTTGTCGGTTAGGCAATGAATTCACCCCCAATCAAGGTCAAATCCATGAAGTGTTCATCCCCCTTGAAATTGTGGGTGACTTTTTCAACCATCAAATAGTTGTTGGTGATAATGTCCCCCCAAGTTCAAGGCAACCACCACAGCACAGCCAGCCCGAACCCGCACATCTCCAAAAGCGTTCTTCACCGTCAACTTCCGGGTTTTCTGGTCATACAGCTTCAGAAGGGCATTGGCTTTGGCGGCGGCTCCGGTGGCGTTTTGCAAGGCTTCAAAATACTGCAAAACACCCCACTGGTTCATCTTCTCCCCGTCCTGTGCAATATACAGTTCCCGCTTGCCGGTCTGCTCATTGTCATAGGCCAGCTTGATTTTATTGTAGGTCTGTTCATCAATGCTGGATGAATAGTCAAAGGTTTCCCCGGTTTCTTCATCAATCAGCAAATTCAGCTTCATGGAGTTGATATTTTTCAAAGTCAATTTCCCGGCATCATCATAAAGGCAGAACAGTTGGCCGGTATTCATCAGGGTTTCATCAAGGGCATTTTGGATCATGTCAAACAGGGTGCTATCTTCCTCAATAATGGTTTCAAGAGTGTACCCCGTATCTTCCACGCTCCCAAGGTTCAGGCGGAAATCCGCCGCCAGCCGCTTTAGAAGGTCAGAAGCCTTCAGCCCTTCTTCCGTGATGGTGTCCTTGTTTTTCAGGTATCGCAACTGATCATAGGCCACAACATCAATGGTCACACTGTTTGCCTTGCGGCTCTTGGTGAACGCAAAACCATAGAACATGGTGGTGCCGTTCACCGTCAGCTTTACCGGGTTGCCTTCCTGAAAGTTCAAAACCCCGTCTTTGATTACTGTGAATTCCAGCTTGCCGGGGGTGCCTTTCCGCTCCCATGTCAAAGAAACTCCTTCTTCAACAACCGGATAATAAATTGTGGAACCATTCTGAATCAGAAGTTCAATAGACAAGCGGATCACCCCTTTCAGGAAGGCAAAGTAAGAACCTGACCGGCATAAATCAGGTTCGGGTTTTTGATTTTATCTTTGTTCAGGTTGTAAATCTCATTGTATCGGGAACCATCCCCCAAATATTTCTTGGCGATATTCCAAAGGCAATCCCCGGATTTTACCGTATAGGTGGATTGCTTGGGGGCCTGACTGGTTTCCCGCTTGGGCGGCTCCACCGTGGCGGTGGGCTTTGTTGCGGGGGTTGGGGCCGGTTGGATGGTCACAGTTTTGGTGCCATAGTGCCTGTATTGCTTCAGGCTTACGGTCACTGTAATATCAAAGCCTTCTTCCGCATCGTCTGTGATCTGGTAATCTTCCATTCCCACAGTCAGATTGGTATAAAACAACCGGCTTCCATTGGGCTTTTCACGGTTCAAAATCCATTGAAAAGGTTCCTTTGCCGTTTTCAGCCGTTCAAAAAAGAGAAAGGTAATAATCTGCGGGTTGCGTCCCGCCATTTGTGAAGGGATAGGGGACTTGGGGAAGAAGCAAGTCAAAACTTACATCAGTCAGCCCCGCCGCCTTCAGGATATTGATTTCCTCACCGCTGATCAGGGTCAGGGTTTCATTCTGGTTGTTGATCTTCACTTTGACCTTGGAAGGGGTGATGGGCATAAGCACACCATCCAAGTACATTTTGTATGCCATTACTCATGCACCCCTTCTTCAGACACATCCAGCTTTTCAGCAAAATCATTGGCCCACGCATCCATAATCCCGTCAAGGTCGGTATCTTTGGAAATGTGGTTTTCATTGTGCTGTTCAACCTTGATTTCAGCGGTGGTGAACCGGTTGATTGCTTCCCGCTCGGCAATATCCCGCATATAGGCCAAATCTTCTTCCGCAATATCAAGGGCATCACTCATGGCGGCGGTGTTCCCCGCCGTGTCCCCGGTGTTGCCATAGATACCATCAAGGGTGTTCCCAAGGTTGAAGGCATCCAGCCCATCAGCGGCCCCCAAGCTGTCCATTGCGGAAAAGTCGAACAAGCCGCCAATGGTATCTTCCACGCCTTGGCCGAACTCATAGCCCATATCAAAGGCGGCTCCATACTCGAAGCGGCCCAAATGAAGATCTTCCGCATTCAGCTTTTCCATGACTTCTTCACCCTTGCCAAAGGTGGAATCCACCCAACCGCCCAAGCTGTCACGCCAGCCTTGGACGGAACCGGCAAGGTTAGAACCGAAGATAGTATCAATGGCCGAAGCCAAAGCCTGAAGGACGGAAAGAACCGTGTCCGCCAAATCGAAAAACAGACGGGCCACAGCCCCAACCGGATCATTGAATACATTTCCGATGAAGTTAGCTACGGTTGCCACAAGGTTGTAGATCATCACAAATACATCCACAACCAAGTTCCACAGGGCCACAAAGATATTTCCAATGAAGGCCAGCGCCGCCATAAATGCGCCACAGATCAGGCCGGTTGCGGAAACGCTTGTACCGGCAAAGTGATTGACCGCCGCCACAGCCGCATAGAACAGGGCTACAAGGGCGATAATCAGAATGATAATCCATGTAAGGGGGCAAGCCATCAAAGCCGCATTCAGGCCGTATTGGGCCGCTGTTTGGGCAAAGGTGGCGGTGGTCTGCGCTCCGGTTGCAACGGTGGTCATAGCCAACCTTGCGGCCTTCACGGTTTCCAGTGCATTTGTAATGGCCGTAATTGTTCTATAAGCCATCATTGCACCATTCAAAACAAGAAAAGCCGTTGCAACACCCCCCACGATGGGGGCCAGCCAAGACCAGTTATCCACAATCAGGGAAGCACCGCCGATCAGTAAATCCAAAACCACCGTGGCGATTTGTGCAATACCGGCAAGGCTGTTAATCAGCCCATCCGTCACCGTCTGGAACTTGGCACCATTGCCAATTTCATTGATCTTGTTCAGAATAGGATTGAAGATAGACAGGGCCTTGTTCTTCATCCCGATCCAAATTTGCCCCCAAGTTTTGGGCATATTTGAAAACTTGGTTTCAATATCATCCGCCGCCGCAAACATAGCATTTTTCACTACATCGGCGGTCAGTTGACCTTCTGCGGCCATAGCCCGGATTTCACCAATGGAAACATCCAAGTAATCTGCTATGCTTTGAATAATTCCGGGGGCCTGTTCAAATACGCTGTTTAGTTCTTCACCACGAAGAACACCGGAAGCCATTGCTTGGGTAAGCTGGATCATGGCGGCTTGCTGTTCCTGAACACTCGCACCGCCAATAATAAACTGTTTGTTAATCAGTTCTTGGAAGGCAATCACTTCATCCATACTTCCAAACGCATCACGGGCATTCAGGCCCAATTTTGCAATGGAAGAAGCGGCATCCATATAGGAAGTTCGGGATCGTTGCGCCGAAGCCATTACCTTTTTTTCAAGGTCAGTAAGGGAACCGCCATCATCAAAGTTGATCATGGCGTTATTCAACCGGGCGTTTGTGCTGGTAAGCTGATCAGAAACCCCAAGAATTTTCTTTACAGCCGCCAGCCCACCCACAGTGGCCGCAATGCCTTTTAGCTTGCTCCAAAGGCCATCAGCGGCGGTGGTGCCGTCCCTGATCCGCCTGTTGAAGCGGTCTTGCTGATTGCCAGCATTCCGAATATTTTCTTCAATGGAATCGAAGGCGGCCCCGGCTCTTGCCAGTTCTTCACGGGCTTCCCGGATTGCTGATACATCAACAGAGTTACCGGAAGCCCGTTGCATGGCTTCAAAGCTGTTCAGCACAATGTTCATGGCCTTGTGCATAGCCTGAAGCGGGGCGGTTACGCCGTCATACAGGGCAATAGCGGTTCTGATAGTTGCCAATGGGGGTTCACCTTCTTTCCAAAGGAAGGCCGGGGTCAATGCCTATGGCCCCGGCGCTGTTTCCGTTCAATCTCTTTTTGTTTCTTCTTTTCCCGCTCCACCCGAATATCAATGGCCGCAATAATGAAGGCCCGTTCTTTCCGGGGCAAGTCCAGAAAAGCGGATGGTGTTAAATGCAGTTCGTGAAGGCAATAGTAAGCGATATTTGCTTCACCATCACCTTCTTCAATTAGTTTTTTGCCTCGTCCACCTCATCCTGAAGGGTGGTTTCAAACCCGCAAACCTCCTGAACTTTGGTCAGGTAGTCGGCATATTCGCCGGGGGTCAGCATGGTTTTCAGAAGGGCTTCAGCGCCCATCACCTTATAGCTGTCCTGAAGTTCCTTGTCATTCAGATTGGGGAACACGGTACAGGCCACAGCCAGCTTGCCAAGGTACATATCATAGTCGGTTTCCTTCTGATACTGACTTTTCTTGCCGGGAATGGGAACCCGCTTGGCACAGGACTTCCGAAGAGCTTCATCCTCGGTGCCGGTAATGGCCTTGATCTCCCACTCCATAGGCTTCCGCTTGCCCTTTTCATCCAGTTCATCGGACAAAAACCGCTTGGAAGCAACAAACTTCACATTTTCAACAGACAGGGCATTTTCAGCCAGAAAAGCAGACAAACTCATTATTAAAATCCTCCTATTTTGAAATTGAAAAAAGAAAAACCCGCCCACATTATCAAAATGGGGCGGGTTTTGGCAATGTTACTCCATTCCCGCAAGCAGGGTAAAGGCTTCCGGCATCTCGAAATCCTCAAAAGTGAAGTCCATATCTTCATCCAAGTATTCCGCATCAGCGTCAAACTTGGTAAGAATGCCGCCATCAATGTTGCAATCCTTCAGGATCACGGTTTGACGGCCCACAGAAGAAGTGGGATCTTCATTCGTCACCTGAATGTCAAAATAAACATCCTCGCCGGTGTCCTTGTACTGCTTCATCATTTGGCGGAAAATGCTGGTGTTATAGTGGAAGGTTGCGGAACCCGTACCACTCCAACCGGTGGATTTGTTACCCTTGCCGGTCTTACCCAAAATGGGAATTTCCGTCTTGTTTTTCTCAAAGTTGGCTTCAAGGTTGATAGCCTGCATGAAGTTGTAACGGTTATCCCCAATGGTTACAAAGCATTCAGCTAAAGAAGCGGAAACAGCGTCCTTGGCTTGCATTACAGTTGCCATATACTCTTACACCCCTTTCTTACTGGACATAGACAGTCATATAAAGCTGGGCCATAGCGTTGACCGGGGTAACATAGTCCGTCACCACAACGGCCTTCTTGGTATCGCCTTGGGCAACCGTCACATTATCGCTGGAGAAGTTCTCAATAGCCCGGATATTCTGAAGCTCCTGATGGTGCTTCACAATATCGTTCCACAGGCTGATCCGCCCGGAAGCGTCATTGGGAACTTTGCCAAGGTACTTCTTGCCGAACAGAACAGCAATATCATTGGCAATCTGATCCAGAACCCGGATTGTCTGATTGCTGGAAAAGTCCCCGGACTTTTCATCCGTCACGGAAATGAAGGTGTTAATATCCTCCAAAACCACAACCTTTTCATCCACCAGATGGAACATGAACGAACCTTCCAGAATACCGGCTTCCAGTTCGCTTTGGGTGTAATCGGTATCAACCTGATATTCCCCGTCATAGTCCATGTTGGTTGCGGACTTGTTCACAGCGGTTCCAGCAACCACGCCGGTTGCCCAAGGGATCAGGGCGGGATCATCGGTCTGCCCAATGATGGTGTTCTTCACGCTTACAGTGCCTTCATAGTCGGCCAGCTTGCGGAAGCATACCACCTGAAACTTCTTGCCCACATCATCCCGCATCCGCTTGCAGAAGGCGGAAAACAGTTCTGCAATGGTGGATTTGTTGGTGGGGCAACCCATAGCGTTGAAGGTGTAGGCTTCCATCTTGTCCAAATAGGTCTGATAGGCCGCATCCTCCACACTTCCATTGGTGCCGCTCGCAAGCGGGGTGGTGGCCGTGGCGGTAATGCTTGCCCCGCTCTTGAAATCCACATAGTCATTGGGCTTCAGGTCAGCCATTTTGGAAATGGCCTTCTGCTGATCCACCTGAACCGTTCCAAGGAAGGTGGAAACATCGTACAGCTTGGACATTTCCTCGCTATTCTCGTTTTCCTCAATGACAATGCGAAGGTCATTCCCACGGGTGCCGGGATATTTTGCGGTTGCATAGGTGCATTCCGCCTTTGCACCACCGGAATTCAGGCGGAAGAAATGAACCGTCTTGGCGTGTTTGAAAATCTCACGCATGGGCTTCAGTTCATCCGCCGTGTACGCATAGCCGAAAATCTTTTGGGAATCCTTCTGGAACTCCCCAAGTTCAACGGTGATAACCTCACCTTCAGGCCCCCAATTCATTTCAAGGGGGATGGTCGCAATACCACGATCAGAAAGGGTGGCGCTTGCGCTTGCAACAGAAATGAAGTTGATATATGCACCGGGCAGAACCTTGTTCTGCGTCAAAAAATTGCCGCCGCCAAGGGCCATATCAGTTCACCTTGCCTTTCATAAAATTCTGGATCAAGCTGTCCACCTGCTCCATTGTGTATTCCTTCCCGTCCTCCAACAAAACGGACAGAAGATCACGCCGCTTGGCGTATCGCTTGAAGGTCAGGATATTTCTTTTGGTGAAAACCGGGACATTGGAAACAGGCGGGGCCGCTTCCGCTGTCTTGGGCTTCCGGGTCTTTGTGGTTGGCATTTTTAATCCCCTCCAATCGTTCCAACCTCGGTTTCCAAGGTTTCCATATAGGTTTCTTCAGCGGGTCGAATCATGGGCAAGTTGTAATTCACAAAGAAATGAAGCACATTGTCCACAATCTCATAGTTCACACTGGTTCCATGAAGCTGATCCCCGTTGGGAAGGCTGATGAAGTCCAAGGCTTCCACCATCGTTCCCGCAACAGTGATCATTTCCGCATTGTTGCCGGGGGAAGTCGGAAAATACTGAATATCAAACGGGTTGCGCTGAATGAAGCGCCGCCCAAGCATGGGGGTGATTTCCGGTTTCAGAACAGCGATAAAAAAACAAGGCTCTTTCAAGCCCTGTTCAACATTGTTCTGAAAAATTTCATACCCATCCCCAAAAGCGGTGTTCAGCGCCATTGAAATTCCCTTAATAATCTCATTAAGCATCAAAACACCCCTTCAGGAACTTATACAGTTTCTTTTCCAGAATTTTAGGCGCTTGCTGTTCCAACTCCTGTGTGGAAATGGTCAGCATATAGCGCCCCTTCACCCAATTCTGCTTCAGCACCATCCCGCCTTCCGCATCGGGATCATAAACAAAGCGGTCACTTTCCCAATAACCGGGAATGAACCGCCCCGGCTTCTGCCGGTGTCCATATTCAACATAGGAAGCATACTGAAGGTTATTCAGCACAACAACCGTGTAATGGGTTCCCCGGTGGCCCACGGGGCATCACCGCCCACGCATCCCGCAAGGTTCCATATACAACGGGTGTCCGTTTCACAACCTTGTTCAGCAACCGCCCCGCAAGGTCTTTGGCGGCTTGGCGGCAAAACCGATCCAAGTCAGCGCCCATCAGTTTTTCCATGTTTTTGTTCAGCCGTTCCAGTTGCTTGAAATCGCATTTCCCCCACTTGCTCATTAGGCATACCCCTTGAACGGAACCAGTTGGATTTCTTGGTGGTTGGTGAAAACCCCCGCTTCACCGCTCTTGGAATAGGTGAACTCCCGTTCAAGGTCATTGAACCTTTTCACCACGATCTTACAGCCAGCGGGGATATTCACATCAGGGGAAAGAAACAGCTTCACATTTTGGGTAACGGTGGCAACCGAATCACCACCGGTTGAAGTTACGGTTTCAAAAGACAGTTTACAAGGCTGATCCTGAAGAAGCGGCATTTCTTCAAAGTCAGTCAGGTGTGTGGTTGGATCGGTGACTTTTTCTTTTACGAAAACGGAACACCGATCCTTCCACAACCGTTCAAGGGCTTTTCTGTGGGCGTTCACCATACAAACTTCCTGAATCGGTGAAGTTCACGGCTCCGCCCATTGGTCAGGTAGTCAATCAGACTGTTCAACCTCTGTTCCGGGGTCAAATTCCCATCCCCAATGGCAAAAACCGTGTTGGTATCGCCTTCCTGAATTTGCTTGATTGCCGCTTCAAGATCAAACCCTTCCAACTGCCCTGAAACCTTCTTCATGTTCAGGTATTCGCCAACCGCCATATAAACGGCCACGCTCACCAACCCTTCAGGCATATCCTTCCGGTTGGTTTCATTCTGAACCCTGTATTGAACATTGCTGATCACAATATCCAACAGGGGATCTTCAGCGGCCCCCGTCACGCCAAGGGCCGTAAGCATTGCAATAACCTGTTCACGCAACGGGAATCACCGCCATTTCATCAGCCCAAAGACTGAATCCGGGCAATGGGAATGGCCTTGTGGTTGATATAGGTGCGCTGGGAAGGGGTAGTTTCGCCACTGTGAACCAGCGTCCAATTCTGTCCATTCTCCAAGTCAGAATCCGTGGGGGACAGCTTGGTCTGACTTTTCTTCTCATAGCTGATACCATAGGGGCTGAACACCTTGCGCTGACGCATATACAGGGTATCTTCACCGCCCTTGGTCTTGGGGTCACGGGCCATCTCATAGGGAACCTTGGCCCCAATATCCTCGTAGGAAATAGCGCCGTTGCCCATGATGAAGGTGGTGTACTGTGTAGCGGGAACCACATACATATCAGCGGCAAGGGTGCGAGTGCCGAAGTAGGGGGTTGCCTTGGCAAGATTGATGGTGGTAGTTCCATCCTCGCCAGAAGCAACAATCTTCAAAGCACCGGGGGTTTCCGCATCAGCATCGGCATAGCCGGTCACGGCGGGAAGATCATCGTCCACAACCACGGTGCGGCCATTCCAAGTGGCAAGGGTCAAATCCTTCTGAATGCCGTCACCGTCCGTCTGCTTCATAAACTCCAACAGCTTCATGTTTTCAAGGTTGGTGGCAACATCACTGTGCATGAACACCAAAGAAAACTTCTGCTTGTTGGCTCCACAAGCCTTGTTCACGGCGCTGTTCAGGGTGGTGGCGCTCATGGGGGCATAAATCGTGGTGCTGTGCTTCTCCACAAACTCCTTGTTCTTGGCATCGGTGGTAGGCATGGCAAAAACACCCTTCAGGATAGACAGAAGGGTTTTCTGATCCAAGGTGTCCTTGTACTCCGCAACCTGTGCGGACACATTGCCCATGAAGTCCACGCCGCCCGTAATGTCATAGCTGAAATCCTTTTCAGTCCATGCCTTGGCACGGCCAACAACCACCATGCCCTGTTCAAAGGTCTTGGTGGAAGTGGCGGTAATATCGGTTTCACCGTCATAGTTCACCGCATCCCCATCCAGAAGGCCACGCATGGCAAGACGGGCGTAAGCGGTGCCGTTCTGACTGGTGAACACCGCCCGAATGTCAGGGTTCCCGGCCAGCGCACGGGACTTCTTCAGGGCGTTCAGGGTCAGGTTAGGCACACGGCCAACCATGTACTTAAACGCTTCAGGGTTGAAAGACTTTGCATCAAACTTGCTGTTAGCCATCGTTCAAACTTCCTTTCTGTGTAGTCAAATTGTGTAGGTTACTCCAAAACCGCATCCGGGTTTTCCTCCATGTACTTGCACAGTTCGTCATAGGACATTTTGGAAAGGTCATCCCCGGTGGGCTGATTGTGGGGATCACTCTTTTCAGCGGCCTTGGCTCCCTTAAACTTGGCCTTGCCGCTGGTGTCGAACAGAAAAGCCGTGTCCTCGCCCTTGGTCAGCTTGCCAATTTCATCATCCAGCCCTTTCACCGTGCCATCATCGGCCAGTTCCGCCTTCTCCAAGAATGCGGCCAACAGCGCCTTTACAGCGGTGTTGTTCTTGGCCTTGGCATTGGTCAGGGCCACATCAACGGCATTGCTGATCTTCAGGGCCTTGATTTCATTGGCGTGATCCTTGTCCTTCTGCTTGTTCGCTTCCTGAAGGGCGGTGATCTGGTTCTGAAGTTCCGTGTTATCACCAGCGGACTTCTTCAGGGTTTCAATCTGCCCATCCCGTTCAGAAACTTGGGCCTTCAGGGTCTTGTTTTCCTCATTCACCTCATTGAACCGGCTCTTGGTCACAAAGGAACCATTCAGCCCTTCCATAACCTTGTTGGCCTGTTCCTCGGTCAAGCCCCACTCCATCAGCTTTTCTTTCGTCATAGTGTGATACCTCCATCATAAAATCCTTTTTTACCGTGGGTCAGGAACCACGATTTCCCCCGGCTCTGTTTTCCGCCCACAACCGGGAAACGGCGAATGGGTATGAAAAAACCACCACCGGCCCGAAGGCCGGGGTGGTTCAATCAACAATATTGTGGATCAGTCCCAATGCTGATCCGGGCTGAAGTTTTCAAGAACAGAATAATAATTAGGGATTTGGTCAGGCGGTTTCCCATCCTTCAAGGCGGTAAGAACTTCAATTTTTTCATCAAGAAGTTCTTCACTGTCCACATCAAAGAAGCGGTCAACCAGAACATCAGAAACTTCAGCCAACAGCGCATGAACCTTCATCAGCTTTTCTTCCCGTGTCATATTAACCACCCGCTTTCTTTAGCATATCCTGAATGACTTCTTCCAAGGCTTCTACCAACTCCGGTTTATCCTTACGAAGCATTTCTATCAGGTCAGGACGGACAACCGACAAAGCGCCATAATTAGCAAGGGTTTCTTCCGCCCGTTTCCCAATATCCCGGTAATATTTGGAACCGTGGCCGTATCGCACAAGGCCAGCGTCACGGGCAGAACCACCGGAAAGGGCATCGTAAATATCTTCAAGGGAACTGATACCGCCGCCCATAGCGTTTCGGCATTGGTAATCAATTTGTTCACTTGCTTCACGCTTCAGCTTATTGAAGGCTTTTTTGTAGTCGGAATAAGAAATGGATCTTGCATAGTATTGATCCGTCAAGGCAGAAGTGGCGGTTCTCAATTCAGCATTGATTTCCGCCGTGATACGCTTGCATTCCTTATCGAAGGCTTCAAAAAGGGAATCAATATCATCCGCAATATCAGTGTTGGATTTCTGGAAAAAGGAACTTAACTTGGCATGGCTGGAACTGAACCAACCTGAATACTTTGCCGGGTCTGACCGGTTGAACATATCCATCAGGTGCATTTCCTCATGCAAGGTCGTAACCACTTGGCCGGTAAGATCATCCCCGGCCAGCTTGGGAATAATCAATTCAACATCCGCAAGTTGATCATTCCGGGAATAATAGCGATAATTGACCGCATAACCTTTCCCGTGGGAAACCTTCATGGGAATGCCGTTGGCCCTGATGTTTTCCATAGCGCCCATTTTGGAATAAAGGGCAACCACATCAGGATCAGCGTTTTCACACGCATTCACATAATCAATCAGGGCTTGGGTGTTCTTCCGCTCCTTCTTGTCGGTCAGGTATTCGGGGAACATTTCAGCCTTCAGCGGTTCCAATTCCCTTTTCGCCTTCATTATAGCGCCCACGGTGGCAACCGTCAAACCATCCTTCACGCCATCCACAAAAGCCTTCTTCCAATCGGTATATTTCATGTTGGCCGGGACATAGTACACCTTTCCATCAGCGGTGCGGGCGGCTCTTTCGCCGTCCATATCGTCATAATGGGGGCAAGTGGTTCCCCGGCAATTCGGGTGAAAGGGCGGGACAGTCACCCCCGGTTCATATTGGGCCAGCGGGATCACCGTTCCATCAAGGGGCTGACATACCGCACAAGTGCGGGAATCCAGCGTTTCCACAATTTCAATCTGATCCACACCCAAATCTTTATACATCTGGATTTTGGAAACAGCGTTGAAATAGGTGGTTTCCGTATGCACCAGCCGCCTTGCCTTATAACGGGCAGTTCCGAACTTCTTTTGAATGGCGGTGATAGTCTTGGCCGGTGGATCACCCCGCAACATACCTTGAAGCAGTTCTTTGTTTACGGTGTCCACCAAATCAGCCTTGTTCACCCAACAGCGATCCCGAAAAGTCCGTCCGTCCGTTGTCCACGGTTTTGAAAGTAAGGTTTCAAGTTTCTTCTGGTTCAAAGCGGTGAAATCCCATCCAAGGCCAATGCCCTTTTGGATTTCAAAGGCCCCGTGGGTGTACCCATTGGAAACCAGCTTCTTCAGAAGATCATCCACCCCATCAACCTGATTTGCCATACAGAAGTTCAATCTGCTGTTGAATTTGCAGTTGGATTGCTTCAAGGCGGCTGACATGGAAACGGGTTGAAGCGTTTTCCAACTTCTTAATCCATTCCGGGGAAAGGTTGGCTTGCTGTGCGGCTTTCACATACTGTTCCGCCGTCCACTTGAATTCTTCAAGCTGTCCGGTGGTCAGCATTTTCCGGGCTTCCGCCAAAGTCACATTGTTGTTGGTGGCAAACCGCTGATACCAGCTTTCAATATCCCGCTGAACACTGTGTTCAGTTTCCCGGTAAAGTTCTTCAAGGCTCTGAAGGTATTCATCAGATTGTTTGTGGGCCGCATCTTCCAGAACGGCGAACCGGCCCCGCCAGTAATCAGCATTTTTCACAAGGTCATTCTCCCTTCTTGAAAGTGGTGCCGGGTATGGGACTTGAACCCATACGCCAAAGGCGGCGGATTTTGAATCCGCTGTGTCTGCCATTCCACCAACCCGGCAAGTGGTAGCGTGTACGGGGGTCGAACCCGTGTTCCCGGCTTGAAGGGCCGGTGTCTTAACCGCTTGACTAACACGCCATAGAAAGTGCCGGGGAAAGGAATTGCACCTTTGACCGGGTAAGGAGGTGAACCCCGGCCCCGCCCCATTATTGCCCCGGCATATAGGGAAGGCGGGGATTATTCGTCCCCGCCTTCATCACCATCAGGATCTTCTTTCTGAACATTCCCAAAAGCGCCGGTGTAATCCTGCGCCTGTTCCATTGCTTCTTCCTTTTCCTTCCTGATCCGCTCCAACTCCAATTCCACATCCGTTGTCCACGGGTGCTGGGCCACAATGGTTTCATTGGACAGAATACCAACGGACTTCCCACAGTTTTCAATGGCTTCACTTTCATTCACCGGCATATCCCGGTTGAAAACAATGGTGGTTTCTTCTTCCTCGAAGTCACCCCGGCCAGTGTTGGCAAAATCCTGATTGATAAACCACAGAAGATCATCAAAGGCCGCTTGGAACTCGGTTTCCATTCCGTTTGCGTCAAGGTCAATGTCAGAATACATGGATTGAATGTTCATCTGATTGGGGTTGTTGCCCATGCGATCATCCTTAGCATTATAGCCACGGGCGTTTTCAATCAGTTTATCCTTGAACAGTTTCAGAATGGAATTGAAGTTTTCAGCGTTAATTTCAACGGTCAGGGTTTCCACCCCGCCATCATTCCGAACTTTCACGGCTCCGAAGGTCGCAAGGTTACGGCGGAACTCCCCAAGGTTTTCACCATCATAGTTCTTCAGGATCAGAATGGTGTTCCGTGCGTCCTCTTGCATATTGTTTTCAAAGTCGGAAATCATAGTGTTGATACCGTCCTGAAGGGTTTTCACCCGGCGAATCAGGGGGATTTCCTGCTTATTGTACTTGAACGGGATCAGGGGAATCCGCTCCCAATTCAGTTCAACCGTTTCTTCCCCATCGTCAACACTGAAATAGTTTTCATGTTCCCCCAACTGTTCATCCGGGGTCAGGGTAGTTCCATCATACACATAGCGGTAAAGGCCATCTGATTTGAAGATTTCCACCCGCTCCACAATTTCCTTGGTGTAGCCGCTCCAAACCTCTTGGGGGTAAAGGCGGACAGCACAATCAAGGATGGTATGATCATCGTCAGCCCAAAAAGGAAGAATTTCATGGGCCGGGAAGTGCTTGAAGGCAAGTTTGCCATCATCCCCATAGTAGGGGTACAACCAGCCGATCCCGCCTTTCAGGGCATCTTCACACACATACTTCAGAAGCCGCTTAAACCGCTTATCAAAAACCTTGTTCAGAAATTCGGAATAAGTCTTGTTTTTACAGGTCAGGGAAAAGGGCTTGCCCACAAGATAGTTGGTTTTCTGATCCACCATCAAGGCAAACTGGTTATCCACCAGCCGATTGTTGGGAAGGTTGTCAACTTCCTGAAGTTTGCCATCCTCGCCAATAATTGTGCGTTTGCGGGTCAGAATGTCATGGAAACCTTCATAGTAGGCATCCCCGGTAATCTGCTCTTTCCGCTTGCGGCTCCGCTTCCATTCATCAATTTCAGCGGCGAAAAACTGAAGTTCAGTCATTCCGGTATTGCCGCCCATCAGGATCAGGCGATTGATCCGGGCCGTTTCAGTATCAGTAAACAAAGGCATATTCAATCACCGTCCTTTCTCTCTTGGGTGGGGGGGGGCTGAAATCCAATGGGGCGCTGTCTGGTTTTCGCCAAGGTCAGCGTTTGGTTTGAAAGTTCCACTTCAATCTTCAGAGACTGGTAGGGAAGCCGATCCGCCCACTGTTCAATTTTCTTCAAAATGTGCTGTTGTTCAAACATGGGCGGTTCCTTTCTATTGGGCAATGAACACCGAACCCCGGAAACCGTGTGTTTCCGGGGCTGTTTGTTACTATCCTGTTATTAGTCGAAGCTGAAGGCGGGGCCAACCAGAATATCTTCCAGCGCATAGCGCATAGCGTCCATCAGGTGGTTGAAATCATCAATGGGGGTATTGATCTTGGCCCCAAACTTATCTTCAGCCCAAGTATAATTTGAAATTTCAGTAATGAAGTTCACACATCGGGGATGAATGATGATAGTGTAATCCTGAATGTACTGAATGCCATTGTTCACACTGTCCTTGCCCTTCCGGGCGGCTCTGATACGCTGAAGGCCAGCTTCCCGCAATTCGTCAATGCTCTTGGGTTCTGCACAATCAGCCTTAATCCGTTCCTTGGCATAGCCCATAGTCGTTACCCGGTCACAAATGGCCCGGTTGGTCAGGGCTTTTTCATACAGTTCATCGAAAACCCAAATGGTCTTTTCTTCCTTGCTGACAAGCCCACAGAAAAGCGCCGTTGGGTCATTGGTATAACCAAAGTCAAGGCCGAAGGCGGATTTCACACCGACCTTGGCGCTGATTTCAGCCGGGTTGAACAGTTCTTCCCGCCAGTTCTCATAAATCAGGCCATCCACAATGCCCCAACCACCCAAACCGGCCACTTTATAGCGCCGGGGGTTGGTTTCCTTCATGGTCTGGAAAACTTTCAGGTCAGCTTCATCCAGCCATTCATTACACTGATAGTTGGTGGTGGTGGCGTAAATCTGCCCATCCGGGGAAGTCCAACTATCATGGAATTGATATGTGGGATTTCCTTGCCCGTCCTTGCCGATGATCTCCCCGAAGAACCGCTTCCTGATCCAGTGTTTTTCATTCCACGGGTTGAAGGTCAGGGTGATTTGCTTGAACAGTCCGGTTTCTTCCGGGATAGCGCCACGGATACTTTCATCAAGCATATTGAAATCATCTTCATTGGTGATTTCATAGGCTTCTTCAATCCAGCACCAACACAGATACCCGATTTCAACCGTGATGGAAGTAACCTTCAGGGGGATCATCAAGGCCCCGGAAGTAAATCTTCTGACCGGTTGGAATATAGGTCATTTCAAGGGGGCTTTCTTTGACTTCCCAATAAGCCTGAACCCAAGCCGGTTGATTGCCCACTTCAATTCCGTGAAACAGCTATCTTTCAAGGTTCTGAACACCTTACGAACCACAAGGGTATTGGCTTCCGGGTATTGCATCATCCGCTTGATGATGTTCAGAGCCGCTGGTTTTGGATTTCTTGCTTGCACGGCTCCCCTTACAAACCCGGTAGCGGCCTTTGAAGTTCCAAAAGGTCTTGTACCCATTTGCCCACCACTTCAGGAAGGCGGATCACCTTGGTCTTGGGTTAATCTTCAAGCTGATCATCCCCCATGATAACCACGGGAACAGCACCGCCCAAGTCCATCTTGTCACTGAACAGGGCATAACGCTTGCCAATCAATTCAGCGGCCTTCAAGCGTTCCTTGGCGGAAACATCAATATCTTCCACCACCTGAACACCATCACCGGCCAGCTTCAACACCTGTTCGGTGTGTTGGCCCCGCATGACGGAAGTAAGGTATTCAAGGACTTCTTGGGCATCAGCAATCTTGGCGGAATGCAGTTTGTCAAGTTCAGCTTCAATGTACTGTTTCAGGTCAGGTTTTGCAAGGTTTTCAGAACCCGTCTGCTTGGCGGTCTTGGGCGAATACCCCGCCTTGATTGCCGCATCGGTGGCATTGCCGCTGATCAGGTATTCATCACAAAACTTTCTTTGCTTTGCCGTCAAGGTATTCACCCCCTTTGAAATCAAAAGAAAAGCGCCGAAGGTTCCCCCTCGGACGCTTTTTCACTTTATATGATAGCCGAAAAAACACTAAACTTTCAACAGGTGAAACTAAACTTTACTCGGTTCTTTCAAGAAATCGGCATTTTCCTTGGCAAAAGCAAGTAAAGCCTTCCCGTGGATCTCAAAAAGCCATTGGGTGGTGTACTCAAATTCAGCGGCTAAATCTTCCCACTTTTTCAGTTGGATATACCGGCCTACAAGAACATTTTGCTGGTCAAGGTCAGGAACTTTGCTGATCATGCTGAAGGCTTCCTTCTTCATGGTCACAAGTTCATCAATCCGGTTGTTAATATCATCTTCAAGGGACATGATTTTTACAATCGTTTCCCCTAAAGTGTCTTTTGGCCCGGAAGTTTGAACCTTGTCCGGTTTCAGTTCATAGCTCTGACTGGTTAACCCGGATCGAAGGGTATTCACTGTATCTGTCAACCGCTGGATCAGGCGGTCAGTTTTCCGAATTTGGGCAAAATATTCCTTGGCCCGTTGGGAAAGTTCCTTA